TGTCGAAGCTCAGCAGCGGCAACACCTATGTCCTGAAGCGCCGTGACGCGCGCAACGTCGTGATCGCGCTCTACGTGCTCGACCCTCATCGGGTGAAGCCGCTGGTCGCCGACGACGGCAGCATCTTCTACGAGCTGCAGCAGGACGACATTTCGGAGATCGCTGGCCCGATGGTCGTGCCGGCGCGCGAGATCATCCACGACCGGTTCAACTGCCTCTTTCACCCGCTGGTCGGCGTATCGCCGATCTATGCGAACGGCCTCGCTGCGACGCAGGGGCTGCGCATCCAGGACAATTCGGCCGTCTTCTTCGGCAACCAATCGCGCCCAGGCGGCCTGCTGTCGGCACCGGGCAAGATCAGCCCTGAGTCCGCGGCCGAGCTCAAGGCCAACTGGTATGAGTATTACGGCGGCAAGAACTCTGGCCGCGTGGCCGTGCTCGGCGATGGCCTGAAATATGAGCACATGGCCGTCACCGCCAAAGATGCGGAGCTGATCGACCAGCTCAAGTGGACCGCCGAGGTGGTCTGCTCGACGTTCCATGTGCCCCCGTACAAGCTAGGAATCGGCAACCTGCCGACGAACAGCAACGTCGAGAGCCTGAACCTCGAATATTATACCCAGGCGCTGCAATCGCTGATCGAAGCTGCCGAGCTGTGCCTCGATGAGGGACTCGGCATCGGCGAGGGCATGGGCATCGGTACCGAGTTCGACCTCGACGGCCTGCTGCGCATGGACACCAAGGCGCTGATCGAAGCCGAAGCCATGGCGACCAAGTCGGGGATCAAAAAGATCAACGAAGCGCGGCGCCGGCTTGACCTGGGGCCGATCACCGGCGGCGACACGGCGTACCTGCAAGAGCAGAATTACAGCCTCGAGGCGCTGGCGAAGCGCGATGCGCGTGCCGACCCGTTTGCCAAGGGCGAGGCGGAAGCCCCGGCGCCCGATCCCGCCGCAGAGGCGGCGCAGGCACGCGCGACCGTCGCGCTTTACGAAAAAGACCTGCGGGAGGCGCTCAATGCTTGATACCAAAGCCCTTGCCCAGGCCACCGCGCTGATCGTGCAGGAGGCTGTCGACAAGGCCACCACCCCGCTGCTCGCCCGCCTTGCAATCGTCGAGGCACGGGACGCGTCGCCGGATGAGGCGAGCATTCGGCGCATGATCGGCGATGCGATCGCCGCCCTGCCCAAGCCGTGCGACGGTACGAGCGTGACCGTCACCGACGTCGAGCCCCTTATCGCCGCGGCAGTTGCGCGCGCGGTTGGTGATCTGCCCCCGGCGAAGGATGGCGTCAGCGTCACGCTTGACGACGTGAAGCCACTGATCGCTGCCGAGGCCGAGCGGGTCGTTGCTGCGCTCCCGCCGGTCGACGTCATTCCACCGGTCAAGGCGGCGGTTGCTGCTGCGGTCGCCGCGCTGCCCGCGCCGGTCGATGGAAGGAGCGTCACGGTTGCCGACGTCGAGCCGATCATAGCCGCGGCCGTAGCATCTGCAGTGGCGACGCTGCCGACCCCGGCCGAAGGCAAAAGCGTCACAGTCGCTGATGTCGAGCCGATCATCGCATCGGCCGTTGAGCGTGCTGTCGCCGCGCTGCCCGTTGCAAAGGACGGCGTCGGCCTCGCCGGTGCCATGATCGACCGCACCGGCGGTCTGGTGGTGATGCTGAGCGATGGCAAGCTCTGTGAGCTCGGTCGTGTCGAAGGAAAGAATGGCGAGCCGGGTCTGGGCTTCGACGACATGTCGATCGAGCAGACCGGGGAGCGCCAAGCGACTCTCAAATTCGTCCGCGGTGAGCAGGTGAAGACCTTCGACCTCACCGTGCCGGCGGTGATTGACCGCGGCGTCTTCAAGGAAGGCCAGGCCTATACGCTGGGCGACGCCGTTACCTTCGGCGGGTCGCTCTGGATCGCGCAGAAGGATACCGGCGACAATCCGGACGGCCCTGACACCGGCTGGCGGCTCGCGGTGAAGAAGGGGCGCGATGGGCGCGATCTCACCCGTGGCTGAGCTCGTCACTAGGGCCGATGCGAAGACGCACTTACGGCTAGGTTCGTCTGACCGCGAGGACGCTTATCTCGACATCCTCATCGCGGCTGCGGTTCGTGCGATTGAGAACGCCACCGGGCAGGATATTGCCTCCGGCGCTCCCAGCATGACAGACCGCGACCGCGACGTTGCTGCCCAGGCGACGTTGCTGCTTGTCGCCCAATGGTACGTCAACCGCGAAGCGACGGGGCAAAACTCGACGGAGATGCCGCTGGCAATCACCTGGCTTATCGCGCCTCTGCGAAAGTTCGTCGTATGAGCCAGCTTACTGCCGGAGAGCTTTCCGACACTATCCGCATCGAGCGCCCCGTCGCCGATCAGGCCTTCGACGGTGCGGGCTCCGGCAGATGGGAGTTGGTCGAAGACGAGGTCTGGGCGAGCGTCGTAGACATGCTGCCCAGCCGTGGCGAGAAGATTGCCGAGGGCATCAATATTGCCACCCGGCCAGCCCGGGTCCGCATGCGGGTTCGGGACGACATCACGAGCAATATGCGGTTCGTGATGGGCGATCGGATCATGCAGATCATCGCGGGTCCTGCGATCATCCGGCAGTGCTCCGGCGTCGAGTTCATGGTCGAGGAATACAGCGCCGGTGGCGACGGCAGCTGATGCCGACCCTCAAAGGGAGCGAGGCTGAGCAGCGCCGTCGCGATCAGATACCGGACAAGATCAAGCGCATTTTGCGAGGGGCGGCGCGGGTTGGTGCAACGGTGATCGCTGACGAAGCAAAGGCGCGAGTGGCTTCCGATGCCGTTCGCAATGGTGTCGAGATCGGCCGTTCGAAGGATCAGGACGGCACGATCAAGGTGCGGATCACCGTCCAGGAAGGCTGGCCGCGATCGCTCGGCACCTGGCTCGAATACGGCACAAGCGCGCATTTCATCAGCGTAGATCCTCGGCACAGCCAAGGGCGCACAGCGGCACGGGTAAACACCTCGATACCGCTGCGGCGAAGGAAGGGCGATCGGGCCCGGGCGCCACGCTTGTTATCGGCGGCAAGCCTGTCGGTGCAACGGTCTGGCATCCGGGCTTCAAGCCGGCAGAGCCTTGGTTGCGGACGGCGCGGGACATCAAGCGCCGCGACGCTGTGGCAGCTGCACAGGACTTCATCAACACCCGCGTACGCGGTTCCGCGCTGGCAGCTGACGGGGATACCGAATGACCGGAAGTGAGATCATCGGAGCGCAGCTTCGGGCTGACGTGCCGCTGACTGCGGTTGTGCGCGCAGAAGCGATCAAAGGTGGCCGGCTGAGCGACGATGAGGCGCTGCCGGTTTTGCTGGTTCGCTCAATTAGCATTGTCGACAGGCAGACGCTGGCGCTTGAAGCAAAGGTCCACGTGATCGAGCGCGTCTCGGTCACCGTACGGGCTGCCAGCTACCGGTCTCGCGCAGCGATCATGACGCTGCTGCGCTCTGCCGGCCGCGCCGGGATGATCATCCCGGCCATGCAAGACGCCACCAACATTTCCATCCTGACGGCCGGCGCCGGCCCCGAATTGAACGGCCCCGGCGATAGCTACGAACGCAATCAGGATTTCACCGTCAGTTACGACACCCCTGCCTGAAGGAGAATGAAGATGGATCCGAAGCCCAAGACCGACGCCAAGCCCGCTGCCAAGACCGAAGGCAAGCCGCACTATGCGACCCGCGATTTCAAGGACGCCGGCACGACCCGATACTTCGAGCGCGGTGCCGAGCTGACTGACGTGAGCGCAGGCGAGCTCGTCAATTATCGCGCCGCTGGCCTCGCTTCTCTCGAGAAGCCCAAGTCGCCCGCCGAAGCCGAGAAGGCCGCCCTCGACGAGGCCTTGGGCTAACCCTCTTTCCTGCCCGCGACAGGACTGACCCGCCGGCCCAGCCGGCTTGCTGACTGGAGAATACACGATGAGCACTACCGCGGCGGGTTCCAAGCTCGCCATTTCTGCCGGCATTCCTACCGCGCAGACCGACACCGCCTATGCGGCGCTGACCTACACCACCGTCGGCGGCGTCGAGTCGATCGGTGGCTTCGGGGCAACGACCGAGGTCGTCACCTTCACGCCGCTCGATGGCGCGGTCGAGAAGTATAAGGGGCCGACCAACTACGGTCAGCTCAGCCCGACCATGAAGGTCGACGATTCCGACGCCGGGCAGGCGCTGATCCAGACGGCCTCGGCGCCGACCAACACCGATCAGTATGCCTTCCGCGTTACGAAGCCCGACGGCTCGCTGCGGTTTTTCCAGGCGCGCGTGTTCGGTTTCCCGGAGACGATCGGCGCCGCCAACACGGTCATCACCGCCGCTCCCGCCATCGAGATCAACACGGCCGTCGTGAAGAAGGCGGCGCCCGTCTGATCCAGCCTTTCCGGCCCAGCCGGAATAACTCGCATCGACCCGTCCCCGCTCATCGCGGGTGTCGGGGCGGGTCGGTGCTCCCCAACACCCGCGAGGTATCACCATGGACATTCTTTCCGAAGCAATCGCTGACTCGACCATTCTGCACC